TTTAAATGATACCCAATTATCAAACTTAGACTTGGTTGTTACAACCTTTAACACGACATTAAGTAGAAATTTCTAATGATATATTTAAACCAAGGACAAAATAACCAAGCAGCTGCTGTGTGTTCCCGTAATAAAACACTTACGGGTAGTGTGACTTACTTGTGGAGTATGAGTCATAAACTGAGTAATCAAAGATACAGGTTCATCCCATTTAGGGTATTACCTTCAGTTTCCTATAATCCGGCTTATGATTTATTTTGTATAAATATTGATAATGCCATTCCTGAAGTATTAACCGGAGCTACCATTTGTGGACAGACAAATGTCCATTTGATTCCTGGTGAGTATGACTTGAAGGTGTATGAACAGTACTCAACGACCAATTTAAACCCAGCACTTGCTCATGATGTGGTTTACGAGACCTTGGTAAATGTGGTTGGAGTGAATGGTTATAACCCTGTCGTTTGGACTGGAACATCAAATACTTATGTAATATACAACCCAGATAATGATTAAAATAGATTCAATGAATTTCGGTCTTGACAACATTGACCGTTGGCAAGAGAAGATGTATAAGAACGAGCCCTTCGTTAGATGGGGACTTGACAATATGGAAGTGGATAGATTGTATTGGTATACAGACTACTCACCAATTCACAATGCTTGTGTTCGTTCAAAGGTAGACAATGCCGCAGGTCGTGGGTTCACCAATGACTACAAAATTAACACAAAGGAAACCATCAACGATGTCATCAAGCAAATCTTTTGGGAGTTCATTGTAACGGGTAATGTATTTTTGGAAATTGTATGGAAGAAGGATAGAAGACAAGGTATCAGTGGATTCCATGTTATCCCTTCAAAGTTCATGAGAGCTGGTCAACCAAAAACAGCCGAATTATATTCTGATACATGGTACTACTCACACGATTGGGCTATGTGGAAGAAATCAGGTATTATTGAAATGAAAGAGTTTGACCCCAACCTATATGAGGACAGACAGATTGTTCATATCAAAGCATACCAACCTGGTTACATTTTTTATGGTAACCCTGATTACATGTCTTCGTTATTGGACATCAGATTATCTCGTCAGATTTCTGAATACAATTTGGCAAATATCACCAATGGGGCATCACCTTCACTGTGGGTACACTTCCCTGAGGAAGCACCTGACTCACAGAATGAACAGGAGAATGTTCTTCAAAGACTTGAAGACAGATATGTTGGAGCAAACAACACAGGTAGAATCATCGTATCATGGGGAGGACCTGATGGCGAAAAACCTGAAATTACTCAAATCAGTCAGAACATGCAAGCTGGTATGTTCAGTGAGATTTTTGCTCTTGTTAGAGAGAATATCTTAGCAGGACACAAGATTCCTGACCCATCTCTATTGGGACTTCCAACGGGTTCAGGATTCTCCTCACAGGCTGACCAAATTGAGACAGCGTATAAATTATTCCAATCAACAACAATCTTTCCATTACAGGAGTTTATGATTCGTGAATTAACACCAATCGTTCAACTTATGTATCCAAATGAGCAGGTTGATTTAACAATTGAACAAAACCAAATATTGTCATAATGAACTATAATGTTTTATTAATATCTGAACAGAAGTTAAAATCTCAGAGTCCAATTGACCCCAATGTGGATTCAGAGGAACTGCGTTATGGTATTCAACAAGCTCAGAACATATTCATTCAAGAGACCCTTGGAACGAACTTCTATGAGCAAATCTTGAATCAAGTTGAGAGTGGTGATATCAATTTATCAGGTAACACTTATAACAAAGAATTGTTAAACAACTTCATCCAACCAACACTGGTAGCTTACTCTTACTATTTAATTTTGGATAACCAATTTGTTAAGTTGGTAAATGTGGGTCTTCAACAGTTCCGTTCTGAACAATCTCAACCAATCGGTATTAAGGAATTTACCTACCTTAAGGATTCTGCAAAAGACAGAGCTGAGTTCTTGGACAACCTAATGAGAAGACACCTTGTCTTTGAAAATTGGAAGTATCCTGAATACACAAGAGTAACAAACAATGGACAATTAATCCCTGAGTTTGGTTCAGCATTTAAAACCTCAATCACCTTACCTTCAGGTAGTAGATTTGCTGGTTCAAGATACGGAAATGGATACTATTCGGGTAATGGTTTATTTGATTGTCAAATACCCTGGTGGTACGGGGGAAGGCGTTCAGGAGAATAAGATGGATAAAGATACCGTTATAGCAAACACTCTTACAATGGGGGCTGTTGGAATGACAGTTATGAGTCCCGTTGAAATCCTAACGATTGTATCGTTGATGACCGCTATTGGTTTGAATCTGATTCTAATGTGGAAGAATCTGAAGCCAAATAAGAAGGGACAAACCTCTGAATAGGAGTTAGGACATACTCGTTACTTGGTATAATCATAAAATCCAATTCAAAAAGGATTTCCCCACACATTTTACTTTTTTTAATATCATCTTTGAGAGTTGATATTATTTTTGGTGCCAACTGATTAACAAACTGACGATGGATTACTTCTTCCAATTCGTCAATTTGCACCAATCTTTTGTAGACATCAATGTTTACTGAATGATATAATCTAATTCTTTCTGGTTTCATCGTGATAATTTTTCAAATCCAATAGGGGTTTCGTAATACACATCAAACTCAACGAGGATAAATTCCTCATCTTCTTTAATTCTTCCAAATTCAACTTTGTAAGATTCCCCATTGGGGTTTACAATGGTCATAGAACCCATCAAATCTGTTGTGTAATCAATTAAAGTATCTTCAAAAACATATATTCCAAACAGAAGAGAAACATCAATTAAAACCAAATGAAATAAGGTTTCGTATTTCTCAAATGTTCGGGTATACTTTCTGACAACGCTCATTTTTTCTTTGGAGGTATTTGACCTTTCTCTTTCATAAATACAAGGTGCTGTAATTCTTTTTCAAGTTCCTTCTTACTCAATACTGGCAACGATTGTTCCCATTGTTCTTTTTGTTTTCCCATAATACAAATATACGATTTATTTTTTATTAAATAAATAAGCTGAGGTGATTTGTCGTGTTTTTTCCCTTTCAATTGAGTTGAGTTCTTCAATCAATTTGATGAAGGTTTTATCGGTTGAAGATACCAAAACGACATACTTGTCCACAAAGAATTGTTTCAATCTCTTTGCCTCATTCAAATCATCGGGGGTAATAACCTTACTAAATTTAGTTTTAAGGTATTTGAGTTCTTTTTCAAATTCGCTCATAAGTTATATTTTTGTTTAAATTGTTCATGGATTGACACCTCACCTGAGGTATCGTAACCTATCATTGATAACATTTCAAATGCTTGAGTTCTTTCATTGTTCCGAGCATATTCGGTACCCCTATCAACCATTTGAAGTTTCACAATATCTCTACAGTTGTATTGGTATCCATGGTTAGCTTTGCTTCGTTGGAAGTTCTCACATGGGTGGTATTCATCGTGTTGAGTACAGAAACATTTCTCAATTCCATCCTCAACGATGAGTCTATCTTTTTTTTCTCTGTAGAGTTTCTGATAACCAGTAACACATTTACGACAATAGTAGTAGTAACCATGCACCTTATTTGGTCGTGGACTAAACTCGGTGCATGGTTCAAAGGCATTGTGTTTGGTGCAAAAACAATACTCTACTCCATTCTCGGTGTACTTTCTATCAGATGTGTGAGATGTCATCATAAATCCATTGGTTATGGAATTTCATTAATTCCTCTGTGCTTGGTTGTTTTGTCATAAGGTAGGACATATTACCATTTTGTAAAACTGAGTCCTTATATGTCAAATAAGTATACAAATTGGATTCATCTGTGAATACCACACCAACTACGGTTTTGTATTGTGTCTGTCCAATTTTGGTGGATACAGAGAAACTCCCACCAAGTTCATGTTTCATTAAAAATGAACGCTTATCAGAATTCCATCGTTTGTTTCTTCTGATTGAAGAGACATGGATTCTTGAGATTTGATGACCACTATTGGTCCTGTAGATTCTTGCGATTTGGGAATTGTTTAATCCCATTTCAAACATTTCATTTAGACGGTGTAAGTCATCCGTCAACTCATTAATTTTACTTGCTCCTAACATGGTTTTTAATTTTTATTTAGTTTATGTTTTATTTCAAATTGTTTCCAAACCGGTAACTCACCAGGTCCGAAAGTGAAACCGAGATTCTTCAATACTGTCTCAGCTCCTTCAAAGTCCGAATCCGTGATTGGATTCATCTTGAGGTGTTCTGATTCATCATCAACAGCATCACCGGTTTTGCTGTAATGGATTCTACACTTGTAAGTCTTACCGAAGGGGGTATGCTTTGAGTTGTAGAACTCATTCTCGTGTTTGTAGTCCCCACAGAGACGACAAAAGTAATATGTTCCATCCTCTCTCCAAATCCTACGATTCAGATACGAATTAATTTTTTTACTTCCCATTACAATAAATATATCAATGCTTGACTAAAATTCAATAGTCCACTATATTTATTTACATGAAGACAGATAAAATGATTGGCATTGACAGGGAACTCCATCAGGAGATGAAGCTCTACTGTGTAAAAAACCACCTGATTATGAAAAGAGTCCTTGAGGATTTAATCAGAGCGGAATTAAATAAACAAAAAAAGGGAACCGAAGTTCCCAATGAAATGAAATAAAATATGGACAATATATTATTTAGAAAATCGTGGTTCAAAACACTGAAGCGTTGGGAACCACAGAAAGTATACGACTTTATTTGCATCTTGGAAAGATTTTCTCAAGGTGAAGAAATAAATATTTCTGATGACCGTATGTTAGATTTTTGGGACCAAGTTGAACCTCTATTGATTTCAGACAAAAACCGGTATGAGACTAGAGTTGAAACAAATCGTGAAAATGGTAAGTTGGGGGGACGACCAAAAAAGGACTCCAACAAAACCCAAGAAAACCCAATGGTTATTTTAGAAACCCAAGAAAACCAAATGGTTATTTCAGAAACCCAACCAAACCCAAAAAACCCTAAAGAGAAGGATAAGGATAAGGATAAAGAAAAAGAAAAAGATAATAATAAAGAAATTAGTAATGTATTAGATAAAGAATCTAGTAGGGAAAATTTGTTTAAACATATACCTGGCTTTGTTGACTCTATGAATATCAAACCAGACACCGATTCCTTGGAGGATGTTGACAAGTACATTGACTATTTGTTTCAATCCAAACTGGGTTAGTATTTAATAATAACACTAACAACACTTTTTTTTCCAATGGAAAAGGTCTATATTTATCTAAGACCTTTATTCATTACTTGTTTCCCATTTAAGTGGTCGGTTGCCCCCTCAGATTATTTTGAGGGGGTTTTTTGTTTATTAGAAAAAGATTTATTATATTTGTGGTATAACTTTAAATGGAAACAAAAATGGAAAAGAAACCTTTATCAAAAGACAGACAAATTGCAAATCAATCACAAACCAAATTAGTTTTGGAATGGAGTCAGGCATGTGGAAAGTGTCTAACCCTAAAAGAACTGGTAACAATCTCATTAGTCCTTGGTGATTTTGTTGAGTATGGATATACCAAGGAAATTGGGGAGAGATTAGATAAGATTGAAGAATACATCAATAACAAGAAATAACCCACTAAATTTGATATATGAGACACTATCATCTTAATTTCAATGAGGACCATCAAGAGACAGATTTAAATGTCTCTATCAAAGAATTAAAACTGATGCACAACCTCTGTGTGGATTTGGTTAGAACATATCCTGAGATGATTGATTACAGATTACTTCAACGAAAGTTATGTTTGAAACTTCAAGAAGAAATTGGATTGACTCAAGAAGTGCTTGACTGTAACGGAGAATTGTTTTAAGTTTATACAGATATCCATAATATTTTACATTCCGTGTAAAATTTGACTCTGAATCCCATCTCAAAAAAGGTGGGATTTTTTTTTGTAATAGTTTGGCAGTGTAAAATATTTGCCGTTAATTTGTAAGACAATAAACAAACAAACAAAATGAAAAACATCTTCTACATCGTAATCCTGTTGATTGGTTTCACTTCATGTCAATCACGAGAAGAAAAATTGATTCAAGCCAAAGAAACATTACAAAATGAGATTAATGTTCTTGGTAAGACTCAAGATAGTTTATATCAGATTAAAAATAAAATTAGAGACAATGGACAAATTTTTAATGATGAATATCTCATGGTTGATTCTAAATGGTGGAATTGTCATTATGATGTCATGAAGAAATACGATAAAATTGCTGAAATTAATAAAGAATTAGAGGATATTAGACTCGGTATCAAATAAACTATATGACCCTCACTCAAAAGGTGGGGGTTTTTTATTTCCTCCTATTCCAAGATTCCTATATTTATAATATAAAGAAAAACTATGGGTTGTAATTGCAAGGGGGGAAAAGTTCAAGTCCTCAATAATTTAAATTCTAAAGACCATCTTAATCTTGCCTTCATGGCATATGAAGATGTGGTATCCAAGTATGATGTATCAGGATACACAGAGGCTGATGCACATCAAGTCATCAATGCGTTCTATTCAATCTATCCAAATGTTAAAACCAAGGTAACGATAGAACACGCCTCATCAACGATAAAACACATATACGACACTCAGTATGGAAAGTGAGAAAAGAGGTCCTGGTAGACCTCGTTTGGAGTCCACAATGAAACAAATGTGGAAGGACATAATGTTGGAAGCTGGTTTGGAGGGAAAACACACCACCGAAGTATTGATTCAATTGGGTATTTCGTGGAATGGACACTACGCCCTACTTGAAAGAAATAAAGAATATTCGCAAACCTATAGCGAATTTCTAAAATTGGCTGAGAACTACTGGTATAACTTGGCTCTTGAGGCGATGAAAGAAAATGGGGGTGTGAAGTTCAACACCAAATTATGGGAGACCGTAATGAAAAACAGATTCAAGGACAATTGGAAAACCGAGAGACAGATTGATGTTACCACTGGTGGACAGAAGATAAACTCTGACAATAAGATTCAGATTGAGATTATTAAAAACACATTAGATGAAGATAAAAATGAAGAATAAGACTTATGAGTATGATTACAAAACCGTATTGGTTAGAGAGAATCTCCATAAGCAAGTTAAAGATGAGGCAAGAGCCATGAACCTCTCAATGAGTGACTACCTCCAATTCATCATAAATCAAAAGAAATGTACCTGTCCAAATGGCGAAAAGTAAATCTCAATCCACAACCACAAAACTTGTGAAACCAAAGGTAACAAGACCTGGTGTCCATGCAAAAACAAGACACTCCAATCACAAGGGTTCCAAGTTTTATAAGAAAAAAAATAGAGGTCAGGGTTAATATGCCTAAAATCCAAACAACAAAGGTATTTGAAGACCTAATCAATACCGATAAAAGAATATGTGTGTTTCAAGGTTCCTCAAGAGCCAGTAAAACATATAACATTCTTATCTATTGGATTTACAAATTACTCCAAGAAGAAAACAAAACCCTCACAATAGTCAGAAAAACCTTACCAGCTCTTAAGGGTTCTGTACTGAGGGACCTCAAGGAAATCCTAATCAACTTTGAAGTATTTGATTCTAACAAATGGCATTCAGTTGATGGGTATTATGAACTCGGTTCTAACATCATAGAATGGATAAGTTGTGATGACGAGTCTAAGCTTCGTGGACGAAAAAGAGATTACCTTTTTATGAACGAAGCCACAGAGATTTCTGAGGAAGAATATACCCAATTAATTCTCCGTACATCTGACCGTGTGGTTATTGATTTAAACCCATCATTGTGGAACTCTTGGATTTATGAATTGGAGGGGCAGGAAGATGTCTTTTACACGATTGTAACCTACAAAAATAATCCCTTTCTTTCAGAGGTTCAAATCAAAGAAATTGAGAAATTAAAAACAAGAGACCAAAATCTGTGGAGGGTATTTGGTCTTGGTCAAAAAGGTGTACCCACAAGAGTTGTATTTAACCACCAACAAATTATAGACTCAATTCCACCTGAAGCAAAACTGATTGGGTATGGGGTGGACTATGGTTACAACGACGCACAGCCTTTAATAGCCGTCTACAAAAATGATGACAATCTTTATGTAGATGAGCTCTTGTATTTGCGTAAAACAACAATTCCTGATTTTATCTATAAAATTAAAGATTTGGGGTTAAATTTAAAAGATGATTTCATTTGTGACTCAGCTAACCCCCAAGCAATTGAAGAGATGAGAAGGAGTGGAATTAACGCTAAACCTGTAGCTAAAGGAACAATTCTACACGGAATTGATTTGATTAAGAGACATAACTTTTTCGTTACCTCAAGGAGCGTGAATATTATTGACGAATTGAATCAATATGTGTGGAAACAAGATAAAAACCTAAAGAATTTGGATGAACCAATTGATGATTTTAACCACGCCGTGGATTGTATTCGCTATGTTCTCCAAATGAAAGTAGGAAACAAACCAAGAAAATTCACAGTAATATGATTGAAGTAAAAATAGGGAACAAAACAGTTAAGGTTGATACCCACTTAACCATTGAAAAATACCAACAAATCCAAAGAAACCCAAAGAAATTTGAGGATGAATCTGAAATATTGGGTTTGTATTTGGGAATAACCAAGAAGGAACTAAGAAACCTACCAGTTGACCAAATCAAATTTGTGGAGGGATTACTCACCCAACACTTGATGAAACCAAAGACCGATGAGATTGTATTCACATTCAATTACAATGGGATTGCATATGGTTTGGAAAACGATTGGGGGAACATGACTTGGGGTCAATGGACTGACTTGGAGGTATTCTCTCAGAAGGATAAAATCAATGACAACATCCACATCATCATGGCTCTACTTTACAGACCAATCAAAATCCAAGATGGGGTGAAGTATGAACTTGAACCATTCAACTCAGATGAGGTAATGAAAAGAGCTCAAGTATTCAAGGGAGTACCCATATACTACTGGTATGGTGTAACTACTTTTTTTTTGCAAATCTCAAGTCTGTACATGATAGATATAGAAACTTCTATGAGAGCGAGGATGAAGATAGAGAAATACCTGAGCCCACTGAGGAAGATATTCCCGTCATGGCTCCTTCCGAAAGTGCCGCAAGATTTTACTTTGAGACAAGTTTCCGACTTGTAAACGAAGACATCACAAAGATAAACGACCTCAACAATCTGAACATGTATTTGTGTCTAAATGCGGCATCCCTGATAAAAGACAGAGTGCTCAGAGAACAAGAGGAGATAAAAAAGATGGAGAATCAGATGAAGAGGGTCTAAACAGCCGGTCATTATTCCATGATATGTATAATAAGATTTAGTTGTAATAAATGAGCACACCGATGAATAACTACACCACCTTCCATAAGTTGATGGATTACCTGCAATATTTCCAAGAGCAGTCCCCCATCATGAACACTTTTGGATATGGTAACTTGGTAGATTTTGGAAAAACAATTTCAGGACAAACGGTTCAGTATCCGTTTTTGTTTGTTGTTCCACAAGCAATAGAATACCAAGACAATATGACCGTGTATAACTGCACGATGATTTTTGCTGACATCTTAAATTGGGATTTATCAAACGAGTTAGATTGTGTCTCAGATATGTCATTACAAGCTCGTAGGTTCCTTTCCTATGTGAAGTTGGGTTTACATACATTCCCTGAGTTGTATGAGAACATTGACATCAATATGCCGGTTCAAGCATTACCATTCTTTGAAAGATTTGGTGACCATGTGGCAGGAGTTGCCATGGAGGTACCTCTGATTGTTTATGAGGACTTGAATGCTTGTAACTACTACGAAGAGGTTAGTCCTACTCCATCACCTACGGCGACAACAACCCCTACACCAACACCTGGTTTATCACCAAGTCCAACCCCAACAGTAACATCAACAACTACTCCGACAGTTACTCCTACCAAGACAGTAACCCCAACGGTTACTCCTACCAAGACAGCAACTCCAACTCCTACAACATCACCAACAGCATGTCAGGCATATAAACTTTTAGGAACAAACTTTGGTGGAACATTCTCTTGGACAAATTGTGATTTGAGTCCTGATTCAGTATCGGTTAGTAATGGACAACAAATTGCTATATGCGCGGTTCCTAATAGTGTGAGCGTAACTTCAGGAACAGGAACGATTACCTCAATCTCTGTTTCTTGTCCATTGGTTCCATTGTCATTTACTGTGGGTAGTGGTAGCACCAAATCAGACGCATGTAACAACTTAACAAGTGGTAATACAATCACTGTTTACGCTTATGATTTAGGTTCATGTGCTCCTTGTATCCCATATAACTGTTATCCATGTTTGATGACAGGTCAACAATTCTTCTTGGATTCTAACCTAACAATACCAGCACCTACAGGATACTACAGTAATGATATGGATGGTGCGGGTGCATATGGTACATGGAGAGTTATCCTTGGATTCTTACAAGGTGGAGGATTCTCAGGAGGTTGTCCATAATTAATATTTCAAGGTCATGGCTGAATCATCAAGTTATTTAGAATTAATCTCTGAGTTATTAACCAATAACATCAAAGCAGAACTTTCCAAGTTAAGACCCTCAAGGGCTTTTGACGGAAGAAAGAAACCTGTTGGTGGGGGATTTGGTTCAATCTCAAATAGAATCGCAACTGGTGATTTGTATGAGTCCGTGGAGGTTAAATTTAACGAACAATCAGACAAGGTTAGAATTGAATTGACCATGGCTCCTGAGTGGAGATATGTCAATTACGGTAGAAGAGGTAAACAACAATCCTTGGCAGTAAAATATCCCCCATTATCAGCAATTGAGAATTGGGCTGCTGTCAGAGGTATCGGTCAGTTCAGAGATAAGAAGGGTAGATTTATATCAAACGATACAAGAAACTTCCTTTTACAAAGAAGTATTGGTGAATATGGTATATTCCCTACAAGATTTGTTGAAGAAGGCTTCAATAAAACAAGAGAATCCATAGAATTTTACTTGGGAGAATATGGTAAAGCTTTCTTAGAGGAGCTCATCCAAAACAAAATAATAATTAAAATCAAATGAGTCTAATATTTCAAGACACCCCTGCGGAGTTTCAACCTGTATTATCGGATGGTATATTTTTTACTTTATCATCTGACACTTACAATGCCTTGACGACCTATAAATTTAGGTATGTCTATAATCTTTTTGTGGAGGATACTCTTGTGTTTCAAGGTAAGTGCTCACCTAACCCTTATGGTTTGGGGATTGTTGACCTACAACAAATCCTTGAGACCTACACAGACTCATTACCAATCTCATATTGGGACACAACCCCAATTTATACACACCAAACATTTCCATTCTCAAGACCTGCAAACGATGAGGTAATTAACTTCTACATAAGAGCTGGTTATGAATACGCTGACTCTGAATTGGGGTCAATTACTGGTTACACAGGATATGGAAATTCAACAGGTCAACCAGCCGTTCAATCTGAGGTGTATAAAACATTCCGTTCAACCATGGGTACCAACCCAAGAGCAACACAACAGGATTTCAACATTGACCCTTATGTGTTATCAGGTAACCCAATCGGTCAGTATCCAACAAGGACTGGATTGTTCTTAACCAATGCTCCAAGAATATTGGACATCACTGAGGATGATTATTTTACATTAGGATTCACCAATTACTATCTGTGGAGTGGTAACACCTCTACGGGATTATCTGAACCCTATTACTCTGAATACAAGTTTTACGATGGGGATGGAGTATTGATTACAGGAGTAACTTACGAGAATGTTACCACCAATGGTGGAGGACCAAGAACTGTTTGTGGTCAGGTGTATCAATCACTTTATTTGATTGACCCCTATTCTGCAACGACCGATTTCAATACCTTGTATGTGGCGGCAGGTCCTAAGAACTTCCCATTCTGGTCAACCATCTCAGCTGATACAGTACAATACACCGTTCAGTTGTTTGGTAAGTTCACAGGAAGTACAACACCTATTCAACCTTCACCAACCCCAACTCCTACTCAGTTCTTAACACCAACCCCAACTCCAACACCATCATCAACACCGGCAGGATTCTGTTCAGGTTGTACCGAGTATCAATTGTTTTGGAGTGGTGAATCTTTGGCAAGTGTAACAATTACCAATTGTGTTACCAACTTGTCACAGAATATTTCATTACAACCTAACCTAACTTATAACATCTGTTCTTGTACTTACCCTGTTACAGAAGTTGCTGTTCAAATCTTAACAGGAGGTCCATGTGCACCACCAACGACTCCTACTCCAACCCCAACTCCAAGTAATAGTTGTGTTTGTACCGAATACCTTGTTGAAAACTTGGCAGAGATAAATGACTTCATCCAATACATTGATTGTTTGGGTGTTCCACAAACTTATGTATTAGCACCATTGTCGGTATTTAACCCATGTGCTTGTGCAGGAACCATTGAATCTCAATACTCAGAGGTTACACCATTGGGACCTTGTATCGTACCAAGTCCAACAAGAACTCCAACACCAACTCCTACCCCAAGTTCAACACCAGGTTGTTTCTTATCATGGAACATCTTTGAGTGTGTGGGTGGAACATGTTCAGGTGGAATATGTGCTTGTGAAGACCCAACAGCAAGAACCGTTTACACGAACTGTTCTGTAAGTGACCCAACAGACCCTGATACCGAAATCTTTGAAAACACTGCGTTGACGAATCCGTTCACTGGTGACTTCAGATACGGAAGTTCAGATGTCTATAACTCATCAGGAGCGAATGTAACATTGGTATGTTCTCCTGGCGGACCTTGTTAATAAAATATAGAAATGGCTTTAATACCTCAACCCGTTCCCACAGGATATACTGAAGGTTTCTGCACAGAGAGAACCCCTGTGTCAGAAATCTTCACATTCAATGTAGATTGTGGTCCTACTCGTTCAAACAACCAACACATACAGTTGATGTTCTTGAACAGGTATGGACACTTTGATTATGTTACTCTGAGATTCAACAGATTTCAGGGTATATCAATCAATCGTCAGCAATATAAATCCCTCAATATTGATTGGGGTTCAGACAACCCACAGAAGACTCAATACTCAAGGGGATTGAATGACTCTGAAGTGGTAATGGTTGAGACAGTTCTTGTGAACACAGGATTTGTAAACCAACCTACATTTCAGTGGTTAGAGGAGCTATGGACATCCAACTTGGTATATGAAATCACCACAGATGGGGGACTTGCACCGGTGAACATCCTTAACACCGAATTTGAAAAAAAGATTCAGGGTAACAGAACAATCTACAATTTGGAACTGAACTATGTGTACAGTAACAACATAAAACTTTTGGGTAAGTAAAATTTTAATTAAGTGAATACAACATTATTGGTTCAACTTTCAGGAAACACTTGGGAAAGAGTGGATTTATTTGAGGATATTCCAGTCACTCTAACCATTCAACAAAACGATTTGACGAATTTAACAAATCGGAGGGTTCCCTATTCAAAGACAATCGTCATTCCTGACACGGCTAATAATGCGATTCTATTTGAACATTACTACGAGGTCAATGGGATTGAATTTAACCCATTACAGAAGATACCTTGTGTGGTTCAATATCGTGGAACAGACATCTTCCAAGGGGTTATGAGACTGAACTCAGTTAGTACCTCAACAGAGGAGAGAACCTACGAGATATTCATCTTGGGTGAAGTGTCTGATTTTACCTCTTATTTTAGGAATCTTGACCTTCAAGACCTCAATTGGACTGATTTGAATCATGACCATGTCTATTCAGCCATAACAAAATCATGGGAATGTGTGAACGATGGTGTATCAGGTTTATTTGGGGGTAAACTTCTTTATCCCCTAATTAACTATGGATTGGATTATCAGGGTGATAGTTCCTCAGGAGCAACCCCAACATTCAGTTATGATTTTGATGGTCCTTTTTCATTTGACCAGTCATCATTCCCTGTTGCTCCATCAATGTTTAAACCAGCACTTCAAGTTAAAGATGTGTTGGATAGAATATTTGGATTGACCCCATATACAATTAACTCTGAGTTTTTCAATTCAGAGTACTTCCGTTCTATCTACATGGATACTTTCCAAAATGGTAAGATTGGAATTGAGTATGCATCGGGGGTAACAAACCAAAACATCTTCAAAGCCTTCGGTACTCTACAACAATTTGATTACGATAAAGATACTCACCATGAGATGATATTCTTTGACCAAATCAATGGTGGATATGACCCGTTGAACAATTATACTCCTGCGGGTGGTAATACCTTTAGAACGCCATATTCAGGTCTGTATGGATTCAATGTGAGGTTCAATGTTTTAACCACTGACTTCTGTATCTTCACCGCACTTGCTGTCCCTGATATCACCATCCAAGCATGGAAGGGAACTGACCCGAACAACATCCTAAGTTCAGGAACAATGTTCTATGAATCACCTCCAATTAAACTCTCACAAGCTTACAGTGGATTGGGTGGAAGTGGTCCATTACCAGTGAATTTATTCTTTAGTGATAACTTACTTGCTGGTGAATTTGTTAGAATATTCATCTTTGATAAAACCACATTTGGTAACCCATTTTGTTATAGTCCAAGTAAGGGTAACTATCAAATCCAAGGATATAATGATGGAACCATTATTGACCAATTCCCAATGTATGATTTATACCAATCCCCAACCATTGTAACAGAATTGGTGGATATGAGTTTGGGGGTTCCAAACATACCGTGTATTGATTTCTTCAAGTCCATCATCACAATATTCAATTTGGTTGTTGTTCAAGATGAGGTTCAACAGACAATCAAAATTGAACCATACAACTGGCATTTCAATGACACTGATAGACAGATAAAAGACTTCACAAACATCTTGGATTTGGACTCAGTAACCAAGATTGAACCTTTGTCTTTTGACCTATCCAAAGATATCGTTTGGACTTATAGATTTACTGATAACGAATTCCTTCCAAAACAATTTACCGATAGATTTGATTTCGTATTTGGTAGGGAGAAATTTACCTCATTATCAAATGTATTTGTTGGAGAACAAGTATATGAGGTTCCATTCGGTTCTTGTCCTACATCGGGGGTTACCAATGCACCAAACTTCATCATTCCTCAGTATTACTACCTCAACAACCAACAACAAGCTCCATACGCTACTGTTCCTCACCTATTCTTTTGGGTTGGAAACAGACACGCATACAAAGATGTGTTCAAATCGGTTCAAGGGTCGTGGTATCTGTTATCAGGTTCAACGCCAGTAGAATGGGTTACCTATCCATGTGTATCACACTTGTCCACATTGGAATCTCAAGGCGTTAGTGAGGTTATTTCTGATTTGAACTTCAGAGGTACCTTTGATTTCTTTGGTAACACCACAAATCAAATTTTACAGTTCACACCATTCACCATCTACAACTCGTTTTGGAGAACTTATGTTGAAAACTTATATGACCCAACCAACAAGAGATTGACGGGTCAGTTCTTCTTCAGACCAATTGATGTATACGAGACCAAACTCAATGATAAGATTTGGATTAAGGATTCGTATTTCACAATTGAAAAAATTAGTGATGCTGACTTGGTGAACAAAAGACTCACTCAGATTTCATTAATCAAAGACACTTTACCTTATTATAGAATTGAGCCACCTGCTCCAATCTATATCTTGGCACCAAATGAATCATATCCTCAACCAGAACCATTGTATTACACTCTGGCATATGTTTCAACAGACAAAGACTTGGTATGTGCTGGTACAACCCCATCACTTACTACAATATTCTCATTTGGTTCAGGAACCTTGGGTAACTTGGATAAAGTATACATTGACACAGGTACGGCTTATGCTGTTCTCCCAATGGGAACCTATGTTAGACAAACCACATCCACGACCACATTTGTGGTGGTTGATATTTATGGTAGGGTATTAGAAACCTCTTGTTAATAAATGGCTCAAAATAATATTGCATTCACCATTACCCTTAATGGTATTCCAACAGTCATAAGTAATGTTGATGAACTAAAGGCTGCCATTGTCAGTTTAAAAACTGAATTGGATGGGATTGATAAAAGTTCCGATGCGTATAGTGCGTTAAATGGTGTTGTTGGTTCATTAGAGGGTAGACTCAAGGAAGTTGAAGCTCAGGCTAAACAGACTGGTAATACTTTAGAAGCATCAGTAACCGCAGCTGACAGTGATGTTAAGAATCTTAACAATGACTTAGATAAGACCGGTCAAAAGGTTGAAAATGTTGGTAAGAAAACCAAAGAGATTAACTTTGAGAAAGCGTTTCAATCTTTTGCAAAAGTTGGTTCAGCGGTTACCTCATCATTTGCTGCGGCACAGGCAGCTATCGGACTTTTCGGAGGGGACACTACCAAGGTAGCTGAAGCAGCCGCTAAAGCTCAGAACGCATTGACCTTGGCTATCGCTGCTCGTGAGGTTGCTGAGGGTGTTGGTGCTATCACCACTGTAAGAGCCACCATAGCTCAGAAAGCTAAAAACTTGGCTGATACCGCATCTATTGGTATCCTCAAGAAATTGTTTGCAGTTATCGCAGCAAACCCATTAACTGCTTTGGCGGTAGCTATTGGTCTTGTGGTAACAGCAATCTATACTTTGGTGGATGCTGAGGGTGAAGCTGAGAAACAAGCAAAATCAGCAGCTGAAGCTCAAGATGCATTTAACAAAGCTGTACAAGATGCGGGAACACAAGCCGTAATTACCTCGGCAAAATTAGAATCATTGATTTCTTTGTTTGGTCAGGGTGCAATTGACGCTAATGAATTAAGAGCAGGATTACAAGATATTATCCCCACACTAAAAGACTTTTCAATTCTTGGTGAAGATGCGACAAAGGCATTCCAAGATTTTACAAATGCTCAAATAGAATTGGCAAAATCCAATGGTGAGTTAAAAGCCGCTGAGGAACAATTTAGAGCTGCCAGAGATGCTGGTAATTTACAGGAACAAAACAGAATACTTTTTGTAATTAAGGGTATTCAAAAAACTCGTGCAGAACAATTATCTTTAATTGAGGGTATCAATAATTTAATTGAAGATAGAAAGAAAACTCAGGCAGCTGCTGATGAGGCTGAGAAGAAAGCCGCTGAGGAAAGACAGCGTAGATTATTAGAACAGATTAAATTGACAAGTGAATTGGTTATTAAGACCAATCAACAATTTGAAGCACAACAAAAGTTGGGTGAACTTAATGTTCAATTTGCAACAGAAAAACAATTGGATTTGTTAAAATCTTTGGCAAAAGCTTCTGAGGACTACGCAACGGTAACACAAAAACTTACAAAACTTACCGCTGATTTAAGTGATGCTGATTTACAGAGAATCAAAGATGCTGAGGCAGAAATCACTGCAGCGGGTCAAAGAATTGAAAACTTAAATACCCTATTGGTTAAGGGATTTGAGAAAGCTGGTGTTGCTCTAAAAACCTCTGACTTCAAGAAATTGATTCAAGACCAATTCGCAATTGAATCAGGTCAGATTAATGACTTGGATGCTCAGTTGAAAAACTTCACAGACAGACAGAAATTCTTAGATGCGTTCATTGACCAATACACAGCTAAGAGATTAAAGGCATCCAAGAATACAGGTGAGGCTCTCAAGGCTGAAGAAGAAGCATACAGAGCTGAAGCAACCGCATTGTTTGAAACTTTAGCACAGAACGAAAGAGGATTGGTTGAATTCCAAGCGAAGGTAACCAAACTAAAAGATGAATTGATTAAATTGACAGCTGAGACAAATGCGTTGAAGAACTCTCAAGATGTTCTCAATGGTTTCATTAGAGAGAATGCTGTTGATATTACCAAACAATACACTATCAAGTTGGGGGATTTGGAATCCAATAGAAAAGCTGTGATTGATTTACAGACTCAACTTGACACCAAATTATACGATAAGAGCAGAACCTTCCAATCCCAAGTTACCACACTTGAGGAACAATTACTTGCTCAAGGATTTGATATCCGTAAAGCATCGTATGAGGAGAAACTGGCACTTCTTAAATTGTTCTTAGAAAAAGAGGTAAAAGCCACTGAAGATGCAAACGCAAAACAGGAAACTGCTGAGAAGAAAAGAATAGATAAGTTTTTGGAAAACATCCAAAATTTCCAAGCAATTCTTAACACACTTCAACAGACATCAACCCTATTCTTCAACGCTCAGTTTGACCAATTAGAGAAGAGATATAAGAGAGTTCAAGACACAATCGTAGGGGATTCTGAAGCGGCTAATAAGAAGAGATTAGAAGCTGAAAAAGCATATCAGAACGAAAGAATTAGATTGGAGAAACAAGCTGCTAAAACAGCTCTTAGAATCTCCTTGGCACAGGCGTTGGCTAACACCGCTGAGGCAATCACCAAAGTAACTGCACAGACAGGTGTTGGAGCGATTGTTGCAGGTACACTTATCGCAGCTCTAAACGCTGTTCAGGTGGGAATCATTGGAAACCAACTTGCAAACATTGATAACTACCGTAAAGGTGGTAGAATTAGAAACAAGATGGCTGGTGGTGGACTCGTTACAGGTCCTTCACATGAATATGGTGGTGTTAAATTCCAAGGTGGTGGTATTGAATTGGAAGGTAACGAAGCTGTTATCAACAGACAATCAACAATTAACTACATGGGACTACTTGACCAAATTAACCAAGCTGGTGGAGGTAGACCAATCGGACCTGGTTTTGATGATTCAAGAATCGTGGAGGCAATTGCTAAACAAAGAAATACCCCAATTAGAGCATATGTTGTGGAATCTGATATTACAGCAAAACAAGAGACCGCTCGTAGACTGGAAAAACTCAGTCAAATTTAATTAAAATACTTATAAGAAATGTACAGAATTATTGAACTTGACATTGACCCCTCATTATCAGCTGACACAGGTGTATTTGAGGTTGCATGGGTGGAATATCCAGCAATTGAACAGGAGTTAATGTTTTTTGGAAAACAGAAGTTTTACAGAGCTCCTGAGGAGGTTTCAGCAAAAGCGTGTAGAGCCATAAAAGAAAACGAAGAGAGGGGAAATCCCGCAGCCACAATGGTTGGAAAAATTCGTGGTCAACAACTCTGTCAAAAAGAGGATGTATCCCTTGAGACAATCAAGAGAATGAAATCTTATTTGGAGAGAGCTGCAACATATTACACAGGAAACTACGATGACAATGGTACAATTTCTTATGATTTATGGGGTGGAAAACCTGGTTTGGAATGGGTTGATAGTATTCTCAAGGATGTTGAAGAGATGGGTATCCAAGACTTCGCAGAGGTAGGACCAAGAGGTGGTATCAGAGAGAGTGATAAAGCTCCCAAGTCGGATACTCCAAACAGAGACCCAAAAGGTGAAGGAACTGCCAAGGGTGATGCATCCAATACTCGTGGTGCTGAGGTTACCCAAAGAGTGGAAGAAATCCTACAGAAGAAATCTGATGAGTTCAATGAGAAATACAAAGACAACCTTGGTTACGGTGTAACAGTGGGGATGTTAAAGAGTGTATATCAAAGAGGTGTTGGAGCATATAATACTTCACATTCACCATCGGTAAACTCTGCTGAACAATGGGCACTTGCTCGTGTTAACGCATTTTTATACTTGGTAAAGAATGGTAGACCTGAGAACTCAAAGTATACCACAGATTATGATTTGTTACCAAGTAAACACCCTAAAAAGGTGGATATGGGTATTCAGGATTTTGTTAAACCAGGTCCTACAGAAGATAAAGATGAATTCATCTCTCGTTGTATCGCTTATGTTATCAAGGAGGGTAAAACCCCTGAACAAGCTGCAGGTCAGTGTTATGGAATGTGGGACAACAGAGAGTTTGCTCCTGACAAGGTTTCCTTTGACTGGGATGACACTTTAAGTACCAAGAATGGTAAGAAGTTATTGGAACAAGAAATGTCTCGTGGTTCAATAATTTACATCATTTCAGCTCGTAGTATCACCAGTAGAGAGATGATTGATTTGGCTAACAAATATGGGTTCCCTGCAAGGAACATTTATACTGTTGGTTCAAATAAAGCCAAGGTTGAGAAGATTAAAGAACTTGGAATCAAAAGACACTACGATAATAACTTTAGAGTCGTAGATGAATTGGGAACTGTGGGTATTCAATTTGACTATCAGTTACCATTACCCCCATTTGACAACTACCCAACCAGTGGTGGAACAGATGATATGTTAATTGAACCTGAATTGTTCAACTGTGGATGTGGGGAAACTCATGAGGTAATGATGGAGAAAGATAATCTCTATGTCTTGGGTTATGAAACCAAACATTTCTACATGTGTCCTGGTGCTATTGCTCTGTTTACTCACTTAACCGGTATGGAACTCACCGAAGATGCTGAGGGAATGATTCGTTCTGCAGCACAGATTGCTGACAATGTATTCGGTATTGAGGAGAATGTAATTGACAATGGTTTTGCAACTCCTGAACAATACGAACAAGCAAAGATATTGGTTGATGATTTCAAGGATGTAATGGGTGAAATTGATGAGATTGTTGGAATGAAGCATGATGTCTCATTTATGGATGGTCATGTTAAGGTAATTGAAGATTACTTGGATGAACCAAGTGACTGGTCACCTGAAGACCTTGAGATGAAAGCTAAGTTTGACAAGCTTAGATTCTCGTTATCAAGACAAGAATTTGAAGCTGTTACCAATACCTTACTTAGAGGATTTACTGAGTCAGAAATCTATGGAATGAACCACCCGACCCCAACGACATATTTCTTGTATAAGAGAGTTATGAGTGGATTCCCTGACAGAGAGTTCTGTGATTCAATTGAGGGTAGATATTTCCGTAGAGCTCAGATTGATGCCTTGAGAGATACCAACACAAGTTTTGGACATAATGGTGAACCTTATAGCAAATGGTTATACAAGGGTGGACCTCAATGTGTTCACGCATGGGAGAAGTATTTGTTCCAAGGAAGAAACAAAGCTAACCGTGGAATGGCTGAGGGTAAAGCAGGTATGGCTCCACAATCAATGCCAGGAAAGGGTTACTACCCTGGAACGGCAAGATACGAGGCAAACCTATCAAGTCAGTCAGTATCATTTACCAACGACTTGGGATGTTTTGGTGATTTATGTAAGATAGAATTTAGCAAAAACGATGAGATGTTATTTGCTGCAAATAAGGAGGAAAAAATGATTTATACTCCTTTGATGATACCTGACATTTTGATACCAAGATACGATGAGGTTTCCAAAGAAAAATATTATGTTAAGTTTACTCCTGAGACAATCAAAAAAATCAGGGATAAATTCATGATTGAACAAAGACTAAGAGAAACAAATTACGAGCACACAGACCATAAGTTCTCTGATATCGTAATGGTTGAATCTTGGATTGTTCAAGGAGAAAAGGATAAAGCCTACGAGTTAGGTTTTACAAAAGAACAAATACCATTCGGTACTTGGTTCGCAGCCTATAAGGTTTTAGATACACCTGAAGGAAATACATTGTGGAATGAATATATCAAACCTGGTAAGGTTCGTGGAGCATCAGTTGAGGGAAACTTCATATTGAATTTTTCACTCCAAAAAGGGGATGACTATTTATTAGAACAAATAATAAACATATTAAATCAAATATCTTAATGAAAGCTACAGAAGCTATTGAAAAAATTGCTGAGCTCTTAGGTATGAAGTTCAAATCTGAAAAGTTTATGGTAACAAAATTGATTGATGGTGCAACAGAAATCACCACCAACGATGAGAATCCATTTACTGTAGGACAAGAATTATTCATTGTAGGTGAAGATTCAATTTTAAAGCCAGCCCCTGCAGGTTCACATGAGACTCGTGAAGGTCTTATCTTAACTGTAGGTGAGGATTCGGTAATTATGAAAATTGAAGAAAAACCAAAAAGTGAAGAAGCATCTACCGTAAGCGAAGCTGAGACCGAGATTAAGATTGAAACTGAGATGTTGTCAAGTGCAACTCTTGCTGACGGTACCAAAATTGACACCGATGAAGCTGGAGAATTTGCCGTAGGACAACAACTTTATTTCATTACTGAATCAGGCGAAAAAGTTAAAGCTCCTGCAGGTGAACACACAACCACTTCAGATATCACCATTGTAACAGATGGGGAAGGCATCATCACTGGTGTCAAATATCCTGATATGGAAGGTGAAGGTTCACTTGAGGACTACAAAGATGAAATGAAAAAAATGAAAGAGGCAATGTCTTCAATGTTGGAGATGATGTCAAATTTCACCAAGGATTTTGAATCCTATAAAAAAGATTATGAAGAATTTAAGAATTCTCCATCTCATGAAGCTCCAATTGCAAGAAAAACTTTTGGTAAAGAAAACATCATGGACATGAAGGTACAGTTCTTAAAGGAAGCATTAAGAAAATAAAAACAAAATAAAAACAAATTAAATTAAAATGGAAAAGAAATATTTCAAAAAAGGCGAAGCTAAAAACTTCTCTTTCAACTATGACTTGACCAATCTTCCTGAGTACTCAAGCTACGGTGACGATATGCTTATCAAAGCATTCTTAGGTTTAACACTTCCTAAGTATTCATCTGTTAGACCAAACTTGAAAGGTACAACCGAGAAGGTAGGTTTCGTGACAAACGATGTAATTTTGCAAGACCTTGCGTGTGGTTTTGACCCAACTGGTGACACTGTTCAGAATGTTGTTACCGTAAACCTTTGTAACAAGAAAGTTAACCAACAACTTTGTCCATACTCATTGTATGACACTTACTTGTCTCAGTTCCTTTCTGATTCAAACTTCCAAGAAACTATTCCTTTTGAAGAGGTCATCTTGACTGATATCGCTAACAGAACTGCTAACCAAATTGAATTGCAATTGTGGAGAAACACCACTGCAACAGGAGCTACTCCTTACAACGGTCAGTGTTTTGATGGTGTATTAGCATTGGTTACTACTGGTAACGGAGCTACCCATGTTGCTTACACTGCAGCTACAGCTTCTAATGGTTTGGATGTGTTCACTTCTTACTACCAAGCAATCCCTGAGAATGTATTACACAGAGACGACTTAGTTATCTACTGCGGATACGCTGACTTCAGAGCGTTGGTAAGTTCTATGAGAAACAACTCATACATCAACTTGTTTGACTTCTCTAAAGGAGAATTGTCTGACGGAGCATCTGATTGGGGTGTAATCCTTCCTGCTACTAATGTTAGAGTTATCCCAACTCAAGGTTTAACTGGTCAAGGAACTGTAATCGCAGGACCTGCACAGTACATCATGGTTGGTATGAACGCAGAGATGATGACCCAAAAAGCTATGTATGACCCATTTGAGGATATCGTGAAATTGAACCTTCACGCTACATACGGTGTGGGTGTATTCTCTGTAGATTCTTTCGTAGTTGCTAACTAATAAACCTTAACTAAAAAATTATACAAAAATGAGTTGTTATATTTCAAGTGGTTATACCTTAGATTGTAGAACAGCATCTACGGGAGGTATCTCTACAGTTTGGATTTTAGGAGGCGCTGCAAACGCAGCTGTAACTGGTTGGACTGAGAACGGTGATTCACAAATCGTCTCTGCATCAGGAACAGGGGTCTTCTACAAATTTGAATTAACCAAACAGGGTTCTTCATTCACTGAAGACATCGCTGTAAACACTACTTCAAGTTCAGTTGTGTTCCAACCTACATTGGTTATGAACCTTCCGAAGCTTGACAAGGAGCTTAGAAACGCTTTCTACAACCTTGTTGGTCAGAACAATATCGTGTTCATCGTAAAAGATAATAACGGTAGATACTGGTCAGGAGCATGGTCAAACGGAGCTTTGGTTATCTCTGGTGGTGTCGCTACAGGTCAGGCATACACTGACTTAAACGGTATGAACGCACTTACCATCCAAGGTGGTGAACCTGCGGCTACTCAAGAATTGTTGGTAACAACAACTTTGGGAGCATTGTTTACAGGTATTACGGTTCAATAATAACCGATAATATTTATTATAGAGGGGGGAGGGTTTCCTCCCCCTTTTTTTAAAGCCAAAAAAAGACTATGAAGTGGAACGGTAGAAGTTATAGACCTCAAAGACCCCAAAATCCTGTTAGAAAACCTTTTGATGTAAAGGAAGCATTGAAACCATATGGTGAGAAAGAACTCCCCGTATGGAACCCTGTTGTAATGAATGTTTACAAAGAACCTGAGGTATCACCACAACCACCAACTTCACCGACTCCAACTCCATCAGTAACTGCAACAAAAACTCCTACTCCAACACCTACACCGAGTTCCACTCCTGTAGGATTTGATTGTACTTGGAGTGCAACATCTGTGAATTGGGAATCCAATGTAAACGATTGGAATGAGTGTCAACCACAACCTAGTCCATCTCCGACTCCGACTTCAACAACCACTCCAACGGTTACCCCAACCAATACGGTTACTCCGACAATCACATCAAGTCCAACAGTAACTCCAACGATAACTCCATCTTCATCACCAATTCCTCCAAGTCCATCAGTGACTTCAACATCAACTCCGACACCTACACCTACTCCACAAGGGGTGAGTGAGGCTCAGACTTACATGGCAGCAGTAATTGCTGGTGGGGGAACTCTTGACGCAACAGCATCGGGAGCAACATACCAATTATTCTATGACTTATTCAATTATGGTCTATGGTCTAAATTATATTCATTCTACCCACTTTTAGGTGGAAATAGTAGTGGAGGTCAAGCTGTTAACGGAAAGACTCCTGGTACCCGTAATATCACTTGGAATGGTGGTTTAATATTCACAACAAATGGTGTGAATTCTAATGGAACAACAGGTTATGGTGATTTGAATTCTAACCCAAATAATATTGGTGGGTTGAATGATTTCCACATGTCGTTCTATTCAAGAACAAACCAACAACAGGGAACTGCTGAGTTTGATATGGGAGCATATGCAAACCCTAACGAAAGAACTCAGGTTAACTCTCGTTCCACTGTGGATGATATGAGAGGTGTTGTAAATGCAACAACTCAAGGAACATTTGCAAACACAGATTCAAGTGGATTATTTACCATTACAAGAAGGTCTTCAACTGATACTGAATTCTACAGAAATTCAACATCACTTGGAAACTCATCTGTTACTTCAACAGCAAGACCAAATGGTGATTTGTTCTTAGCTGCAAGAAACTGGATTAATGCTGGTGGATTAGTAGAATCTCCAACCACAAGACAATACGCATTCGTTACAACAGGAAATGCATTATCAGATAGTGAAGTATCAAATCTATACACAGCGATTCAGAACTTCCAAACAACATTAGGTAGACAAGTTTAAATATGAAAGTAGGATTATTAACAATTATACAGAAAGATACCTTAGTGGGGGAAATGGTTGCTCCTGATTGGTATTTCTATCCCGTTCAAATGGTAAATGGTGAATGGGTTATATCAACCGAAGAGATGGCAGCATCTGAGTTTCCCGAATTTGATTGGGTTAAAACATTGCCACTTGTGGACTGGTTAGGTCCATATCAACCAATAACCGGAGACACCCCCAACTACTTCTCCCAATTCTTTTCGGGGGGAACAAACTAAAATATTTATAGATTAAAAACATGAGTGCATTAACAGGTTCACAAATCAATCAATCATATCAGGGGTTATTAAAACTCTCTGATTCAACAACTGGCATTACATCAACATTTCAATCACTTCAAGATGGACTTGGAAATGATACAGGATTAAAAATATCAACTAATGGATTAGCAGGTGCGAACTCCTTTAACATCTATAAACCAGAAGCAGGGAAATATTATGGTTCTTCATTTGGAACAACTGCGGCAAACCCTTCCACATATCCAAATCTTCTAACCGCTCAATACTTCTTTGATAATGGTGTTGAAAGTTATAGTGCAATTACTTTCAACTGCACAACATTACACGCGACAGATAGTGTTGAATTTTCACTTTATAATTCTCAATATGACGACACTTATGGTTATATGCCATATCAACAAATAACATCACCAACCACAATTTCAGGAACAACAACCACAGGATTAAAAACCATGTATTTTGGAAGTCCTTTAACATTCTCAGGAACAGGACCTGGTTTTTATTGGTTGGTTGCAAAGCATGTTACTTCAGGAACTTTTACATTAAGAATGGCGGCTTCAGCAATTACACCCGCTTCAGATTATAATAGAATACTTACTCTACAAACAGGATTTGTAATGAACCAAGCAGGAACTGCGGCTTTCACACCTGGATATAATATTGGAACTTCAATTGTTAGCAGTAATGTATTTAATACAGGAACTTTCCCATCCACATTTACTACAACAGAATTATCAGCAATTACGGCAACTACTTCTGCGTCAATAACTCCAGGTTTCATATTACACACCATTAAGTAAACCAAATGGGTAGAGTTTTTTATAACAAACAATTCTCAAACTATCTTGGTGAGAACAGAGCAATCTTGGACATTGTGGCAAGGTTTGTTCCTGATGCACCTGCACCAAGTCCGTCACCTACCCCTACAATTACTTTAACACCATCACCAACTTTAACAATCACACCTACTCCGAGTATCACTCCTACAACAACAGTAACCCCATCAATCACTCCGACTCAGACAAATTACCCAATCTGTCCTGAAGAATTTATTATCACTAACTCAACAGGTGGAAATGATTTTGATGGAACTTACGACAGAAAATATAGTTACTCAGGGGGTTCAATGACTTACGGGTATTATACAGGTAGTGAATATCTTGTCGGAACAGCACCTGATGGATACAATTATCCCGTATACACATTTGGGGATAGATATATTTTCAGAAGAGTATCGGCATTGGGTGTTGATGCAGGATGGGTAACAGGTATAATCAGTTCTGACCCCTGGTCAACTACAGGTTATTCAGCCCTGTTAATACCAGGTTATACTCAGACAATTACTCAAGGAAGTGTAAGATGGTTACAAGGTGGATTGAATACAGCACCTGGTAATTCTTTCTATCTAAACTACCCACCAACTTGTCCTACAACAACTCCTACTCCATCGGTAACTTCAACAGTGACTCCAACGGTTACAACAACCCCATCAGTCACTCCAACGATAACTCCGACCAAAACATCAACCCCTACGGTTACTCCTACACCAAGTTCAAGTCCTGGTCCCGCAGTTGACCCTGATGCTCAAGCGTTTATTACCGCAACAGGTATTTCAGGATTGGATGCAACAGCAATCAATACATTGGTTCTTGACCTTAAATCATATGGTCTATGGACTCTGCTTGATGCTTTCTATCCATTTGTAGGGGGAACTGATTTTACTTGTAAGTTCAACCTTAAAGACCCTCAGGATACAGATGCGGCATACAGAATGTCATTCAATGGTACTTGGACTGTTGATTCAAATGGTGTTAAACCAAATTCTAAGAGTAGTTCTAACTATGGTGATTCACATTGGAATCCTTATGGTGTTGGTGGTAATAGAAATGACTCACACCACTACTACAGATATGTTAATGGTGTATACAATGTAGGTTGTGATTATGCTGGTGTTGCGGGACCTTATGTTATTATGGGAACCTGTGCACAACTTGAATGGTTTGATGGTGGAAGCGCATTGAGTAATGGTGGAGCTGTGGTAGGAACTGGAGGATATTCTCAAGGTATTAGTAGAACCGCTAGCAACTTTGCAAGATTTGCAAGAAAACTTCAAGGTGGTTCATGGTTTAATTTTGGTAGTGTTAATAACACCGCAACACAATCAACAAACTCAATGTATATTGGAACTGTGAATGGTGCTAATTTCCCTGAAGAAATGAGATATGCATCTCTTTCTTATGGTCAAGGTTTAAATGATACCCAATTATCAAACTTAGACTTGGTTGTTACAACCTTTAACACGACATTAAGTAGAAATTTCTAATGATATATTTA